AAATCATGCTCCAGTTATTACTGAAGCAGTTAATATGGTTGAAAGCAGAGGAGATTGTTTCTTTATAGCCGATCCAGTTGAATATGGATCAGCATTAACAACAGTTACTGCAAAGGCAGATGCTAGAGATTCAAATTATGTTGCTGAATATTGGCCTTGGATTAAAATTCCAGATGTAGATTTAGGAATGAATGTTTGGGTTCCGCCTTCAACATTGATACCTAGTGTATATGCATTTAATGATAGAGTTGCCGCTCCATGGTTTGCGCCAGCTGGTTTAAATAGAGGTGCTTTAGATATTGCAGTAATGACAGAAAGAAAATTAACTCATGCAAATAGAGATACACTTTATGATTCAAATGTAAATCCGATTGCAACTTTTCCTAATGCAGGTGTAGTTGTTTATGGACAAAAAACATTACAGAAAAAGGCAAGTGCATTAGATAGAATAAATGTGAGAAGATTGTTAATTGCAGCAAAGAAATTTATTGCATCATCAACCAAGTTTTTGGTATTTGAAAATAATACAGCAGTAACTAGAAATAGATTTTTAAGTATTGTTAATCCTTATTTTGAAAATATACAACAAAGACAAGGATTATTTGCATTTAAAGTTCAAATGGATGAAGCAAATAATACACCAGATGTCATTGACAGAAATGAAATGAAAGGTGCAATTTATTTGCAACCTGCTAAGACAGCAGAATTCATAATTATTGATTTTAATATACTTCCAACAGGAGCTTCATTCCCAGAATAGGATGAATAGTATATTTATAATAAATTGGAGAAATTAGATGGCAGAATTACTTGACCCCACCGAGATATTTTATACAGCTTATGAGCCTAAAATGGCAAATAGGTTTATTATGTACATTGAAGGCATACCTGCATATCTTGTGAAAGCTGCATCAAGACCATCATTAGATCAAGGAGAAGTTATTCTTGACCATATTAATGTTGAGCGAAAGTTAAAAGGCAAAACAAGATGGCAAGATGTAACCGTAACATTATATGACCCAGTAGTTCCATCAGGAGCACAAGCGGTAATGGAATGGGTTAGACTTCATCATGAATCAGTAACAGGAAGAGATGGATATTCAGATTTCTATAAGAAGGATGTCACATTTAATACATTAGGACCTGTAGGTGATAAAGTTGAAGAATGGACTTTAAAAGGCGCTTTTATATCAGCAGCAAGCTTTGGTGATATGGATTGGTCAACAGAAGATCCAGTACAGATTGAATTGACAATTAAATACGATTACGCAATATTGCAATTTTAAATTTAATTTTAATTAAAATCATTGAGAATCCTGCCTTAGGGCGGGATTTTTCACACACTGTATATTTATACTAAATAGTTATTAAGGAAAGAAATGACAAAAGTTAACGAAGATTACCCAAAAAAACAACTATCTGACGAAAAGCTAAAACAATTAGCTACGGAACAATATGAAGAAACATCAGTTGAATCATATGACTTCCCGACAGAAATAATAGATTTACCTAGTAAAGGAAAATTATATCCAAAAGATCATATTTTGAATTCCGGAACGATTGAAATGAAATATATGACTGCGAAAGAAGAAGATATTCTTACCAATCAATCATATATTAAACAAGGTATAGTATTAGATAAATTATTTAAAGCTCTTATAATGACTAAGGTCAATTATAATGATATATTAATATGCGATAAAAATGCAATCATGATTGCAGCAAGAATATTAGGATATGGTAAAGATTATGAAGTTAAAGTCAAAGATCCGGAATCTGATGAAATGGTTTCTCATACTGTTGATTTAACAGATCTTAAAGATAAAGAAATTGATTGGTCTTTAATAGAGGATGGTATCAATGCATTTCCATTTATATTACCAACAAGTAAAAAACAAGTCAAACTAAAATTGTTATCACAGAGTGAACAAACAAAAATTGATGCAGAACTTAAAGGTTTAATAAAAATCAAAAAAGAAGCTGGATTAACTACATTGTTGAAACATGTTATTGTAGAGTTGGATGGAGATACTGATAAATCAAAAATAAGAAAATTTGTTGATACAAACTTATTAGCCATAGATTCTAGAGCAATGAGAATATTTCTAAAAACAATTACTCCAGAAATAGATATGTCTATTGAAGTCCCGGTTGGAGAGTCCGGAGATACATTTCCGAGTCAACTTAGCATCGGATTGGACTTTTTTTGGCCTGACTCAGAGCTATAAAAAACTATTTCAAGAATCTATATTTGACTTGATATATCATAGTAATGGGGGATTCTCATATACGGATGTATATCATATGCCAGTATATTTACGTACCTTCTATATAAGGAAGTTAAGCAAAATGCATTCCGACCAAAACGAAAATCATGAGAAGGCTATGAAATCCCAGCAATCAACAATGGCAAAATCACCTAAAATGCGCAAACGTTGATATTTATAAAAAAGGAATATATCATGTCCAAACATAAAATTGAAAATAAAATGCTAAAACAAATCGATCAACTCGATGAAGGCGTATTATTAGGTCTTTTAAAATTAATAATGAAGCCGGCTGTAAAAAGAGCTTTTACTAAGATAGAAAAAGATATGCCGGAAATAGTCACTACAATCTCCGGATTACGATTCTATGCTGACGAATTAAAAGATGAAATAAAAAAATTAGAAAAAGAAGCTAAAAGTAAAGATGAATTTACTGCAGGCTTTGCTAAAGACCAGTTAAAGTTATTAAAACTACAATAAAGGTATAAATGAGTAAGTCAGGCCCAAGCAAAGACGATGTTAAAAATACCAAAGAGATGAACAATCTGTTTGAGTCGATGCAGAATATAACAGGCGACATTACTAGAAATTTAGAATCTATAAAAGAAGAAGAGGCTGCTATATTATCTACACAAAATAGAGGAGTAAAACTTGCTCAGTTAACTAGACAGTTACAAAAAGAAAAAGAAAAGCTTTCGAAAAATGAAAATAATCTTAGTAAGGAGCAAATAAAACTTAAAGCAAAAGATTTATTATTAGCCGACCGACGATTGAAAAGTGCTAAGCAGATGCAAGCCGGTAATATAAAAATTAGAAATCAACTAGTTGGAGTAAATGATCAAGCACAAAAATTATCTGGACATATAGAGAATTTTGTATCTGCATTACCAGGAGGCAAGTCACTAATAAAAATGTTTGGGATTGACCAGATAGGTGTAAAGTTTGAAGAATCATTAAATAAAGGGGCAGAAGTTTTAAAATCAGGTGGTAGTATAAAGGAAGCAATGACCGCTTTCGGTGGTGGCTTAAAAGGAATGTTAGGGCCTGCAGGAATATTACTAGTAATAATAGGAGGCTTGGTTGCAGCATTTAGCATAATTTCTAAAAAGGCACAAGAATTTTCCAAAGAAACAGGAATAACATTTGGCCAGGCAAGAAAATTAGGTAAAGAAGCATCTGACATGACAATATCGTTAGACGATAATTTGTCAAGTACAAAAGATATAAAAGATGTATTATCAGCAAGTATAAAAGAATTTGGAGTATTAAATATGTTGTCTGCAGAACAGGCAATGAATGTTTCTGAAATAGGCCAGGCATTTGGATATGGCGCAGCGCAAGCTGGAAAAGTTAACAATGTATTTATGCAAATGGGGGCATCTGCAGAAAGTGCAGCCGACGCACAAAGGGATTTAGCAGCAGAAGCTTTAAAGTCTGGACTAAATGTAGGCGCAGTAACAAAAGATATTGCGGATAATGCAAAACTTACATCAAAATTCTTTGGAGGTAATGTTAAAGCTCTTAAAAAGGCAGCATTGCAAGCAGCTAAACTAGGCATGAGTATTGCAACCATGGCAAAAGTTTCAGAGAGCTTACTTAATTTTGAAGATTCCATATCATCACAATATGAATTCCAAGCATTAACAGGAAAACAATTAAATCTAGATACAGCTAGACAATTAGCGTTACAAGGAGATATAGCAGGCGCGACCAAATTAATAATGGATCAGGTAGGTTCATCTGCAGATCTTGCAGCAATGAATGTCATTGAACGTAAAGCGTTAGCTAAAGCAACCGGAATGGAGTTTGATCAACTTCAAAAATCTGCAATTATTAAAGAAAAAATGAAAGATTTAACTGCAGAAGATGCAGCAGCAATGGCAAATCTAGGTCTTTCGGCAGCTGAAATGGCCGGAATGAGTAGTGAACAATTGCAAAACAAATTAGCAGAACAACAGGCCAATAAAAGAAATAGTCAATCATTTGCTGCAATGGGCAATATATTGATAAATGCTATTATGCCAGCAGCACAAGCAATTTCTGAATTGTTTGGAGCATTAGCACCTATCATAAAAATGGCATTCTTTCCTTTAACAGCAGCGGCAATGGCATTTGCTAGCATTTCAAACTTTATTAAAGATTCTGTAATAGCAACTACAGCTTTCGGTGTAGCACTTGGTGCTATACTTTTAATGAAACAAACTAGTTTGGGAATTAGTCGAGCTGAAGCAATAGTAATTGGGTTAAGGAATGCAAAAGAAAAAATTGGATTAGGTATAGTTGCAATGAGAACGAGTATGGAGAAAAAGGGATTTTTCAAAACATTGGCATCTGCAGCACTAACAGCTTTTAAATCAGTTGCTGCGACTCCTTTCATAGGTCCTATATTAGGAGCAGCAGCTGCTGCGTCAGTAGTAGGATTGGGAGCTAGTTTAATTAGTAAGACGGGAGATTTAGGTATAGATCCTAATGGCGGCCCTATAGTATCATCACCTAGAGTCGGAGGAATATTTCAAGGAGCAAAAGCAGATGGAGTATCAATGGGGCCAGGTATGGGTACCGATCCATCAACAGGTAGTACAAATGGAGGAGGATCTGTTAGTATAGATTATCAAAGAATGGCACAGGCCATAGTAAAAGCAATGGCAGGCGTAACAGTACAATCAGCTCCAATACAAATTGGTGCTCAAGTAATAAATGCTATTAGTGATCAAATCGATGTAAATAAGTCTTATAACTAATGGCACTATCAAATTTAAAATCAGCATATTCGTTTTACACAAAAACACCTCCTGGCTTCAAACCTAATACTAGTGTTAATGATACAGATTTTCAGTATGAAGATGATCTAACATCTACAACTGTAGAAGCAGGATTTACCAATTATGGATCTTTGATACGACTTCGTAATAGAAGATCTAAAGATGATTTTTCTATAAATGGCCAAGGCACATCGACACGTGTTCAACAATTAGGAACCGGAACAAAATTTCCTATAGGACCAAAAGGACAAGTGCATGATTTTGATATACTAAGAGGCGGCTTCAGTATAAAAAATAAATATCAAGATTCTTATGGACCATTATTAACAGCCGGCCTGGCAGATACATATACAAAAGATTCTCCTATAGATGACATGTATAATATTGTTAAAGTTAGAGATGTGGCATCAAGACGAGCATATGCAAGAGAACCATTCATACTAAGAGGCATACAAAGAGATAATAATTCAGATCCACAAAGATTTGGACCTACTATAACTGCTGATATACCTCGCGGCGGAATAATTACTAATTTAACTAGAACAGCATTAGATGTTGCTCGTATAAGCAAGTTCATGATAACTCCAAAAGGATTGTTATTCAATTTAAAACAATTTGGTCAACAACTAATGAATCCTAATGTTGAAAATGTTTTTGGTGAAGCTCCAAGAAACCCATTTCTTCCAAATAGTACAAAATTATATACACCTATAAATTTAATGCTTAATGTAGCTGGAGCTGATAAAGGATTAAGATTTAGACGCCATGGACTATTACCAATTGGCTCAAATTCCATCTCTCCAGGCCGGTATGAAGATGTGCATAAATTTCGAAATAGTTCAAAATTAGCTAACCCGATAACTAATAACAGATTATTTAAAATAGGACGAGAGTTAGGTATTTTAGATGATATAAAAATGCAGATTGAGGGTGTGGATGCATCTCCATCAGGAACGAACAAGTTAAAAGACTTAATGGGTAAAGCAGCATCCGGACTTGATACACTAAGATCAAAATTAGGATTTAAAGGGCAGGTAATAAAAACTTTAACAGGTATAACAGGTCCAGCATCTATCGGAGGAATTGGGAGAACAACAATAACAAGGACCGTCGATTCTAAACAAGAACAAGCTGCATTCAATAATAAAGGTGAAGAAAATACTAGACCAAGTCGTAATGATAATACTACTAAATTAAAAGGCACTCAAGATAAGTTCAAACAATGGAATGGATTACGAGGAAAGGTAGAGGAATCAGATTTTGACGGAGTAGGTACAAGTCCATCAAAGGAAACAGATACCGGACAAAAATCTAAAGCAGAAGATCAAACACCAACAATAGCTAAATATAAAACTCTATCTTACGGACAAATAGGTAAAGAAGCTCTAGAGCGAAATACAAATAAAGCAAGAGTATTTGATTTCAGAACAAATAAAAAATATGATTATGGCACTGATACTCCTATAGAAGATATAGTAGGTAAAGGTGTTAATAATGATCATGCAAAAGATATTATAACAACTAAAATAACTGATTCAAAACGGGGAACAATGAAATTCTTAAGTTACATAACTAATCTTTCAGATAGTTTAGGACAAGACATTGAATTGGATGATACCGGTGGAAGTGGCGAAATGGAACGTAGTGCAGCCCAATCTCCTATAACCAGACAAATAAGTTTAGGATTAATTGTATCGGCTAGAAACGCTGATGAATTATCTACAATATATAAAACTTTGGAAACATATAGACGTATGATTGCAACACCTGCAGATAACCGTGGAAGAACAAAACTTACTGTAGGAAATTTTATCAATAATTTAGATGTATATCCAATTGGAATAGAAACAGGATGGGATACAGAATATACATTTGATTTAGATGAAAAGGTTCCATACACATTAAATATTGATTTAGACTTCATAGTTGAAAAAGTTTCAACAAGACAATACAGTTTAGGATATAAAGGATAGTATGAACAGAAATTCATTTACAAAAATAGAGGATGCAAAATATGTAACTTCTAGATATCCATCATTTCCCGCTCATGAATTAGATAAATATATAATATCGCGAGAAGGTGATAGATTAGATATGCTATCAAATGAATTTTACGAAACAGTTGATAATTGGTGGATAATTGCACAAGCAAACAATTTAGGTAAAGGTTCATTATTAGTACCAGCTGGTACACAAATACGTATACCTTATAATCCTGGAACATTATTTGATAAATTATCGCAAGCTAACAAGGAACGATAAATGGCTACAAACTTATTCCATAGAGGAGTAGATTCCAGAATTATAACTGAACTAGAAAATCGTAGGACTGGCAAGACCAGAATACGTGCCGCTTCTTTTGATGTTCAAGAACAAGAAAGAAATGGAAAATATTTTCCTAGTACACAACGACAAGCTTGGGTAAAAATATATGATCATACTGGCGCAGTATTTTTAGCATATGGCTGGGATGCACTTAATGAGTTAAATGAAACATATGTTCTTCCTAATGGCACTGAAAGATTAGCATATAGATTAGATACATTAGAAACAGCCATTGCCGGAGATTATGGATCATTACGTAATTTTAAATTAAATTTCACTATCAATATTAGACAGCCAGAAAAAATTAATGAACGATTTGATGAAATATTTAAAAGGGCTGTTGATGCATTTCAAATAGGTAAAAAAATATGCATTCAATATGGTTATAAAGATTTTTATGGGGGATATGATAAAGATGTGCATCATTCGCCATCGAACCCTGATGATACAGTAGGATTCAACGCAGGATCTTTAGGAGTTACGGATTCTGAAGGCAAAGAAATAACCGGAGAAATATATACAGTAGTGAAGCCAGAATTTACTATAGCATCATTAAATAAAATAATGTTTTCCGTATCTGGAGTAGGCCCGGGCGCACAAATAGGGGAAAAAAATATATCAGATTCTTTTGATTTTAGATTATTAGCAAAATCCAACCCCGGCATGTATAAAGTAGAGGGCGATAAACAACCGACATTTATTACTAATTACGATTTAGATGATGATGAAGGACGATATGCCCCGGTACATAATATAATTGATTGGATAGACTTCGATGTGCAAAGTCGTATACGAGAATATGAAGGCGATGATGCTGATGATGATTTTGAAACTAAAAATGGTGTCGGAACAATTGGAGACTATCAACCACCTCCGGTCGATCCAGATGGCGATTATGGAAATGTAGGTTTTGTAGTATTTAAATTTGATGAAGAATATTATACTAATCCACTTCAGATTGATGCAGAAGATCAAGGAGATGCATATGCATATTATGTTACATTACAATATCTGACTTGGTTATTTAATTGGTCATTACAGCCTCGAGGTATACCGCCGGCAGCGAAAGATGCACAGAGAGAACAAAAGAAAAAAGAAGGTTCAAAAGATTATTACAAATACTTAATTCAATGTGATAAAGAGACTTCCAGAGCAGACCTAGCATTTGCAGACAGAGTAGGTGGTGCTATAACATATGTGCCTAGTGCAGACCCATTATCTGTAATATTTAATTATGGTAGTTATACTACAGATCCATCTAAAGCTTCTACATATGGAGCATTAATGGAAAGCTATAATTGGTGGTATGCTCTAGCGGGTGCTGCCCTAGGAACAGTAGGAACTGTAGCTTCTTTAGGTGTTGGTTCTGTAGCAGCTGTAGGAGCTGGTGCTTTAATTGCAAGTATGGGATATCAAGAAAACTTAGAAAATATAATTTCATTTTCGAGTAACGAGAAAGATGACGACCAAGTTCATGATGCACTTAATACGGCATCGACTTTTGGAATTCAAGATAAACTTTCAATGAAACCAGAGATAGGCAATTTAAGTAACATTCTAATAAATAGGGATTGTATCGCAGGAATATTTGATGAAATGGGAGCACTTAAACGTACTAAAGAAAAAGAAGATGAAGAAGTTAGTAAAGTAACGGTTGAGAAATTTTTTAAAAAACTATTTGAAATAATTAAATCTGCATCAGGCGGGACAATACAATTGAAGGCAGTTGAAGATCCAGATAACACAGATCCATTTATTAACAAACTGCTTATAATTAATGAAAATGCCCCTCCATCAACAGAAAATATTAAAGTTCCTGTATTTAATAAAAATGATGGGAGTGTTATTGAAATGTCTCTTAAATCTAAAATTCCTAAGGCAATGCAAGTTGCAGCTGCAACTCAAGGAGACAGTAATATCGAAGATATAGAAAATCAAGAAAATCCATCTGATAATGAGACTGAAGATGAGGTGACAGCAAATCCAGTAACTATTGCAAGTGAAAAAGATGGATTAGTAAAAAATAAATTTGCATCTGCTAATGTAAAATCATTTAGTGCTTTATTATCAAAATTTGTCAATCGAGAAAATTCATTTTCTAAAACTAAGGTAAATAGAAAACTTACTAGATTTCCTTTGACAATGACTCTAGTTATACAAGGCATTACTGGTTTTAAATTTGGAGATACAATAACTAGTCAAATGTTACCCCCCAAGTATAGAGAAGAAATAATTAATAAGGGATATCAAACAGATGTAATTTTTACTGTAACTAAAGTAACGCAGCAGATCACCGGCAATTCATGGACAACTACATTAGATACTGTAATGAGATTTGCTCCTGGAACTAAAACTACTAAAATACAATAAATGAGAAGACGTTTAAATTATAGAAGACCGTTCAATGTAAGAGAATCAGAAGTAACTGTAGATTACACTAATGGCAAAGAATATGTTTTTTATGATCCTACTGTACAAGGTGCTCAAGAATATTTTGGATTCTATTATACATTATTATCTGGTCAAGTATATATGGGATCTGATCATACAAAAAGTCCAAGAATACCATTACATAATCCTCCTAGGAGTTCTTTTGATAAAAAGAATAAAGTATATTACGAACTAACTGGTGATGCTTTTGATAGATATAGTTACCCTATATATTATTATCCGGAGCCAACTAACGAACAATATGATAAAGGAGTCTTGAAACGTACATTTGTACAAAAACGTAATGAACCTGGAATCATAGTAGAAATAGATCCTAAAACCGATCAAATATATAATAATCGTAATATGCCTGGTATTAATGCATATTTATGGGATCAGCATTCAATTAATTGGACAATTGCCGGGAATATTACTGAAGTAAGAAAAACTAATCAGCGAGTGTTAGAAAAGGCCAATCAATCCATGGATGGTATATTAAATTACCTAGGCGATGTAGATGAATTGCATAAAGATTTACCTATACTTAATAATCAAGGTTATTTATATACTAATGGGGGAGAATATAAGCTCGCGAATGGCGAAGATTATGTTGGACCTTATCATGTACATCCTACAAAAGGAGCAATGGTAGGTTCTAGACATTCTGAAAATCCGCATGATTATTTATATCCATATTAATTAGGTTTTACGAAAAAAAGCTCTTATATTCATATAATGTTTGTAATAGAGAGTAGTTCCGAGTTTGATAGAGTTAAAGAAAGATTAAAGGATACAGATAGTTTTTGGATTCCTATGTTCTCTGATGTATATAAACATTACACTCATAATCGACTAAGTTACATATATATCTATTGTATTAATGAAGACTTAGAATATATCGTTTCATTCAATCATACAGATTGCTTAAGTATACAAAGACACCGTCTGCAAGAACTTGCAAGTACATGTAATATATTTGTATTAGCTAAGAAACGCTTTGCAAAGTTTTATGCCGGAAAATGCTATGATGCTGATCTAATGGCATGGTGGCAGACCAATAGAATGTTACCATTAAATGAAACTAATACAGCAGCACATGATATGTGGAACCGGTGGTGGCATAACGAAACTAACACAAATGATTGGTTGCCGATAACAAGACATGCTGATAGATGTACTGCCATGAAAGATGTATTCATGAAGTATTATAATACTTTTGAATTGTCAGATAAATTTGAGAAATATGAATCATATGTTATAGATAATTTTTTTGCAATAGAACAAAATGGACTACAAGTAGATATCGAAACATATACAGATAAATTTCAAACTAACGGCATCCATTCTAATAAAGTATATACAGAATACAATTTATATACAAGTACAGGTAGGCCTTCAAATAAATTTGGCGGAGTTAATTTTGCAGCATTGAATAAAGAAGATGGTAGTAGAAATGCATTTGTATCTAGATTTGAACATGGAATGTTATTGGAATTTGATTATGATGCATACCATGTAAGATTAATTGCAGATATAATTGATTATGATTTGCCAGATGGTTCTATACATGAATATTTTGGATGTCAATATTTTGGTAAAGAAGAATTATCAAAAGAAGAATATGAACAAAGTAAAAAAATTACATTTAGATTGTTATACGGAGGCATAGATAAAGACTTTGCACAAATACCATTCTTTGGTAAAACTCAGATATATGTTAAAGAATTATGGAAAAAATTTAAATCTAAAGGATATATTGAAACTCCTTATTTTAAACGGCCAATGCATAAAGATAATTTATTTGAAATGAATCCTAACAAATTATTTAATTATCAATTGCAAGCATCTGAGACAGAACATAATATGTTGATATTGAATGAACTGAATGAGTACATGTCAGGGCATGATAGCAAATTAATATTATATACTTATGATTCATTTTTATTTGATTTTAACTTGAATGAAGGAAAAGATAAAATTTTAGAATTAAAAAACATTATTTCTGAGAACGGAAAATATCCAGTTAAGATAAAGGCTGGTATCAATTATGGGGTTATGAAAGACATGACTTCCAAGGTCGTTTAATATTTATTAAAAAAGTATGTGAATGAATACAGATAAAATAATACATGAATGGTTTTACAGATTACCTAAAGGTTATGCAATAGCTCCGTATACAAAACAAGAACTAGATATATTAGATGAAGTGTTAGCAGAGAATGGATTATCACTAAATGAAGATGTGGATATATTGGACCAGGCATTCAATGATGCTAAGCCAGTTGATGATGAAGAAAAACAACATACATTAGAAGTTATAGAAGAATCTTTATTATTACAAGAAGGATATACCAAGGACGATTTAATTGCTGTAATTAAAGAAACCCCATTACCAGACAAATTAATTTCATATATTTCCAGATTAATAGATAGTGCAAATAGTAAAACTAGTGCATTAGATGGATTAAAGAAACGTAATTTTGATGACAAGACCGCGAAAGGGATGTTTGATAAAGCAGTTGAAATGGATAGTTACAAACAATTGCAAGATTTAGTAGCCGGCGAAGTATCAGGTATAGATTTTGATTCATTGGGAGACTCGGGAAATTTACAACCATTTATTGATAAAATAGGATTTTCAAAAGAATATGCTGATTGGTTATATAACTATATACCCGCGGGAGGCGGAGTTAATGTAGGCGCAGGGGAAAATATATTACGTGTTATTCTTAAAGGAGGACATGTCCCATCAAGTGGTGATGTCGGAGCAGAAGGAATAAAAATTGAATTAAAATCTACTCAATCAAGTACTTCGGCATTTAGAATGAGGGGACAATCTGGATATGGTTCCGGATATGATATTGCATTAGATATATTTGAAGCAATACAAACAGCATACGGAGATAATTTGCCGGATGATTTTCCAGATGTAACTTCTAGCAATGCAATTCAATTATATTACAAATCAGGAAAAGAATCATTAGCAGATCAATATTTAAAAGATTTGGTAAAGAAAAACTTATTAAAAAGATCTCAAATCGTTGATATATACAGTAAAGCACTTCAACGTTTTTACAAAAGGTATCAAGGAAATATTAAAGGTGACGTGGCAGAACCAGGAATTAATTCAGATGGCTCATTTAACATTAAAGAATTATTTCCAAGATTATCAGCATTAGAATTTAGATATTATGCAGATAGTGAACCATGGAATGAGTTCATGTCATTAAATTTTAAAAAAGATTATCTAATTATGGGCAAAGATGATTCGATTGATGAGTTAACTAAAATATTTAAGGATAAATTTAATATAGGAGCTCCTAATACCAAGCCGAAGGCCACTAGTCAAGATTCCATGACAGCAACTCAATTAAAATCAACATAGGAAAATATTTTGAGAACACAATTATTATGCACATTTGCACATAAAAAAGATTTGGATCTGATAGCAGATTATATTGCAACATCATACGATGTATCAGAGAAAAGAATGTTTGTGTTCTCAGATGCAGATAATAAAAATGATTTGTATATAACATATAATGTGGAATCGGGCAATTTTAAAAGAACTCCTAACACAATATCAATACATAGAAAAAAAGATAGTAACACATTATATACAGTTAATGCTTTGAATGTGGTAATTAAAAATTCAAACAATGGAGTATTAGACAAAACATTTATGGTTGATTGGAGTAACTATGAGAACACATTGTTATTGACAAATGGCGATGAACTAAGACGTGTTGATCTTGTACTTATAAAAAGGATTGACATATAACTGTATATTTATTTAAAAGGAAAAAGATCATGAACTTACAAGAAAACTACAAAAGATTATTTAAAGGTAGAATCAGATCCAATGATTCAAAATTAATATCCGAGGCTATGGTTAAAGTAGATAGTGGCGAGGTTAATGGAATGGATAGAACAGCATCTGGTACTTATGGTAGTAAAAAATGGAAACTGGAAACAGATGATGGATTTACTAGTATTTTTGTAAATGGCAAATCTATTGACGATGATGATCCTATGTACGATAATATATTAACGACTGTCAATGACGAAGGCTACGAATTAGAAGATTAAAACTTTTTTTAACTTTTTTTGATAATCTTAGGATAATAGAAAAAAAGTACTTATATTAATAAATAATAATTAACCAATACCAAATAAAACTTTTTTTAACTTTTTTTGATAATCCTTAGGATAATAGAAAAAAAGTACTTATATTAATACTAATAAATAATAATTAATCATTTAAAAGGAAAACAATGGCAATTGATTTAGACGCAATTAAAAGAAAACTTAGTCAGCTTCAGACTACCGGCACCAGACAAAACAACTTATGGAAACCGGAACCAGGTAAGCAAACAATCAGAATAGTCCCTTATCAGCACGACAGAGACAATCCATTCAGAGAATTATATTTTCATTACGATTTAGGTAAAAAGAATTATCTATCTCCAGTGACTAACGGCAAAGCAGATCCAGTAGTGGAATTTGCAGAGAAGTTAAAAGCATCTGGTAATTCGGATGAATGGAAATTAGGTAAGAAGATGGAACCTAAAATGAGAACATATGTTCCTGTGCTAGTAAGAGGAAAAGAATCTGAAGGTGTTAAATTTTGGGGATTTGGAAAAACAGTTTATACCGAGTTATTAGGTGTAATTGCAGATCCAGATTATGGAGATATATCTGATCCTATGAATGGAAGAGATGTATTAGTAGAATTTACTCCGTCAGAAGGAGCAGGTTCATTCCCAAAAACGACAATTAGAGTTAAGCCTAATGTTACTCCAGTAACAGAGGATAAAAATGTTGCAGAAATGGTTACAAAGAATCAACCAGATCTATCAGCAATATTTAAAGAACCGACCTATGATGAACTTAAAGAAGCATTAGAGAGTTGGCTCAATCCAGAAGAATCAGGAACAGAAGAAGCTCCTAAAGCAGAAGCAAGTTCTAACGCAGGAGAATCTACTAAAGTAAATAAAGTAGATGACGTTTCTTCAGCATTCGATTCATTATTCAACGAGTAAAAAGTTATAAAATATGGCAAAATCAAAAAGTGAACTAGCAGATGATCTGGCTTTAGAATTAGCAGATAATTTAAACAAGAAGTTTAAACATACTGGATTCAAAGCAGCTTATTTTCTAGATAGAGATACAGATGCACCAAGTGAAGTAAGAGGATGGGTAGGTTCCGGATCTTCAATGTTGGATCTTGCAATAGCAAATAGACCAGACGGCGGATTTCCAGTAGGTAGGATTACAGAAATTACAGGCTTGGAAGCATCAGGTAAATCTTTATTAGCAGCACATGCTTTAGCAAATACGCAAAAAGCAGGTGGTATGGCAGTATATATAGATACTGAAAATGCAGTTAGTAGAGAATTTTTAGAAGCTATAGGAATAGATCTAGAGAAAATGTTATATGTTCCATTGGAAACAATTGAAGACATTTTTGAAGCGATTGAAAATATAGTTGAATCGATTAGAAAATCAAACAAAGATAAATTGGTTACTATTGTTGTTGATTCTATAATGGGAGCATCGACTAAAATTGAAATGGCCAAGGAATTTGATAAGGATGGGTATGCAACATCAAAATCCATTATACTTTCCAAGGCAATGAGAAAAGTAACAAATATGTTAGGACGTAACAAAATTTGTTTGATATTTACTAATCAATTAAGGACAAGGCTAGGAGTAGCTTTTGGTGATCCTTATACTACATCAGGTGGTAAAGCAATACCATTCCATTCTTCAGTAAGGTTACGATTGAAATCAGTTGGTCAGATCAAAGTTAAAAAGGACGGTGTCGATCAGACTATCGGAATTAAAACTAGATGCCAAGTGGTTAAAAATAGAATGGGGCCGCCATTAAAAACAATTGATTATGATATCTACTTTGAAAGTGGTGTCGATGATTTTGGAGGCTGGCTCAATGTTATGAAGCAATTTAAGCTTGTTGCAACGGCAGGTGCATGGTATACATTTACTAGGACTAACGGAGATGAAGTAAAATTCTTATCTAAAGATTTCGAAAAGAAATTGGACGAACTCGACGGACTTAAAGATGAAATATATCAGCAAATCTGTGATGCATATATTCTTAAATATAAGCCTGGAGAAGACTTTGGTATTGATGATGTCGAAATAGACGAAGAATTTGTTGGTGAAGAAAGCTAATGAGAGGACGTTTTTTTGATATACTACAAGAAGTAGAAAGGGATCACAAACAAGGTACGGGGTCAAGTAAAGATAGCCATCTATTGATTATCGACGGTCTGAATACATTTATAAGAGTGTTTTCAGCCGTGCCTGCCTTGAATGATGACGGCATGCATATCGGAGGAGTAACTGGATTCCTTCGATCTATAGCAGCTGCTATAAGACAACATAAGCCTACTAGATGCATAATTGTATTTGATGGTAAAGGCGGATCTGTCAGAAGAAAGCAGATGTACCCAGATTATAAAGCTAATAGGGCAAATAAAACGGCCTTTAATAGATATGAAGAATTTGCTTCATTACAAGATGAACAAGATAGTATGAAACGCCAATATGGCAGAATGATTCAATACTTAACATGTTTACCTATTACTGCATTAGCTATTGATAATATAGAAGCAGATGATGCAATTGCATACATTGCCAATGAAATATTTACTAAGCCAGAAAATAGAGCAACTATAGTATCGACGGATAGAGATTTTTTACAATTAGTAAATAGTCGTATTTCAGTTTGGAGTCCAACTAAAAAGAAAATGTATACTCCAAATACTATGCGAGAAGAATTTGGAATAGACGCTAGTAATTATTTATTATATAGAGCATTGACAGGTGATAAGTCAGATAATATACCTGGAGTAAATGGCGTTGGATTAAAGACAATGATACGTCGTTTACCTATTATTACAGAAAATAAACAATTGAGTGTAGAAGAACTTGTTGAATATGCATCTAATGTAGAAAAAAAATATAAAGTTCATGAAATTATCGAATCTAGTATTGACACTATACAATTGAATTATAAATTGATGCAGCTTAAGAATGTTGATATAGCCGGCAATACTAAACTATTAATTTTAGAAAAAGTACGTGATGATATTAATAAGATGGATGTATTGAATTTTAAGAAAATGTTTATGTTAGATAAAATGTATACGGTCATTAAAGATTTGGACACGTGGATGACAACATCATTTAATTCATTAAATGCTTTCAGAAATCTTTGATTTACGAAAATAATATTATATATTATAGTATATGACAGACAGATTAAGTAGTTACGGGTACAGTTTCCAGATAAAAGTTATAGCATCATTATTTACTGACAAATTATTTATAAATCAGATAGCAGAAATACTATCTCCTAAATATTTTGAAAGTGATGCTAATAACTGGATAGTAGAAACTGTTTTAGAGTATCATAGAGAATTTAAAACATCTCCGACATTAGAAGTAATAAAAGTTAAACAACAGGGATTAGACCATGATGTCTTAAAAGAGCAGATTGTAGCTCATATGAAAGATGCATGGAGATATATTGAAGCAGATGATTTACCTTTTATTAAACAGCAGGCAATTGATTTTTGTAAGAATCAAGAAATAAAAAAGGCAATATTAAGTTCTGTTGATTTATTAAAACATGGTCAGTATGATGAAATAAAAACTAAAATAGATGATGCTTTAAAGTCCGGAGGAGATAAAGATATTGGCCATGATTATATGGTAAGTATAGAAGAACGATATACAGATGCAGTTAGAGATACTAAAGAAACTCCATGGGAAGTTCTTAATGATTTAACTGACGGTGGATTAGGAAAAGGAGAGTTAGGAGTATTTGTAGCTCCTGCAGGTATAGGAAAGTCATGGGGACTAATAAATATAGGAGCACATGCAATTAAAAAGGGCATGACAGTGTTACATTATACATTAGAACTTAATCAAGCATATGTAGGATTAAGATATGACTCTGTTGTAACGGGTATTGCTAATCAAAATCTTAAACATTATCAATCTCAAGTAAAAGAAGCATTAGAAAAGATGGATGGTGAATTAATCATTAAACATTATCCAACAAAGTCTGTAGGAGTATTAGGATTACGTTCGCATGTAGAAAAATGTATAATGCAAGACAAAAGACCAGATGTTATTATAGTAGATTATGCAGATCTATTAAAAGGCCATGGACAAGAAAAACGTCATGAACTAGAAGGTATATATGAAGACTTACGAGGTATGGCTGGCGAATATGATATACCAGTATGGACAGCATCTCAAGCAAATAGATCAGCATTAGAAGAAGATGTAATTGATGCGAGTAAAGTATCAGAATCGTATGGCAAAGTAATGGTAGCAGATTTTATTATTTCATTATCTAGAAAGGTTCAAGACAAGTTAGCTGGAACTGGAAGATGGCATGTGATAAAAAATAGATTTGGTCCAGATGGTATAACATTGCCGAGTAAAATGAATACATCGAATGGACAAATACATATATATGCTGATACATCGATCCAAGGTAAGGATGCGCAGAAACAGATGGATAATGGTGAAGAGTATACGAGAAAATTACTATCACGTAAGTTTCAAGAGATACAAGGTTTCGAGTAAAAAAGCTTTAAAAGAGTTATCAAAAATAGGTATCGATGCAGCAAGTAGCGTATATTTATTGAAAAATACGTTGTTTTTGTATCATTAATAAACATTTATAAAAAAGAATAAGACATGGATATATCAAATAGAATTTTATCTGACATTACAGTGCATATGAAGTATGCAAAATATGTACCGGAATTGAATAGGAGAGAGACTTGGGATGAGTTAGTTACGAGAAATAAGAATATGCATATAAAAAAGTTTCCAACACTTAAGTCGGAAATAGAAGATGTATATAAAATGGTATATAATAAAAAGATATTGCCATCAATGCGGTCATTACAATTTGGCGGCAAGCCAATTGAAATATCTCCGAATAGAGTTTACAATTGTGCATATCTTCCTATAGATGATTGGAGAGCTTTTGGAGAAGTAATGTTTTTACTATTAGGAGGAACAGGCGTAGGATATTCAGTACAAAATCATCATATAGATAAATTACCGGAAATTAAAAAGCCAAATATAAATAGGACTAGAAGATTCTTAATAGCTGATAGTATTGAAGGATGGGCAGATGCAGTTAAAGCATTAATGAAAAATTATTTTCAAGGTGGATCTAAATTAAAATTTGATTTCTCAGATATAAGACCTAAAGGTGCTCAACTAGTTACATCAGGTGGTAAAGCTCCAGGACCCCAGCCATTAAAAGAATGCTTAATTAAAATAGCAGGAGTTTTAGATTTAAAGAAAGATGATGAAAAATTATCTCCATTAGAAGTACATGATATAGTTTGTCATGTAGCAGATGCCGTTCTAGCAGGTGGTATAAGACGTGCAGCATTAATTAGTTTATTCTCTGCAGATGATAATGAGATGATTAGTTGTAAATCAGGTAACTGGTGGGAACTTAATCCACAAAGAGGTAGATCTAATAACTCTGCAGTACTTATGAGGCATAAAATTACTAAAGAGTTCTTCATGGAACTATGGAAAAGGGTTGAATTATCTAATGCAGGAGAGCCTGGTATATACCTGTCTAATGATAAGGATTGGGGAACTAATCCATGTTGTGAAATAGCATTAAGACCTTTTCAATTTTGTAACTTATGTGAAGTAAATGCTAGTGATATTAAGTCTCAAGAAGATTATGAAGCAAGAGTAGTGGCAGCAACATTTATAGGTACATTACAAGCATCATATACCGATTTTCATTATTTAAGACCTATATGGCAAAGAACAACAGAGAAAGATGCTTTAATTGGAATATCAATGACCGGTATAGGATCTGGCACAGTATTAAATTATGATATGAAAGCAGCAGCAAAAATTGTTAAAGTAGAAAATGAACGTGTTGCTAAATTATTAAATATAAATAAGTCGGCTAGATGTACAACAGTTAAGCCTGCAGGAACAACATCTCTTACATTAGGAACTTCATCTGGAATTCATGCATGGCATAATGATTATTATATACGTAGAATTAGAGTTGGCAAAAATGAATCCATATATACATATTTAAAAAATAATCATCCAGAACTAATTGAGGATGAATATTTTAGGCCTCATGACACTGCTGTAATTAGTATACCGCAAAAAGCACCTGAAGGTTCTATAATGAGAACCGAATCACCATTTCAATTATTAGAACGTGTAAAAAAGGTTGCTCAAGAATGGATTAAACCTGGACATAGATCTGGTAATAATACTCATAATGTTTCAGCAACAATTTCATTGAGAGATCATGAATGGAAGCCGGCTGGAGAATGGATGTGGGATAATAAAGATCATTATAATGGACTTTCAGTATTAAATTATAACGGGGGTACATATGAACAAGCTCCATTTGAAGATTGTACAGAAGAGACATATAACACATTAATGAAAACATTAACTGAAGTTGATATTTCTAATATTATTGAGTTAGATGATCAGACAGATTTATCCGGCGAAGTAGCATGTGCAGCAGGTGCATGTGAGATAGTGTAGTGCGCTCCGACGATTGGATATCTCAATTAGACGTTAAGGAACGTGCTAATTCTCAAAAAGATTTTTATTGGGAACATGGCATGATGGTCATGACAAGCCACTATCACCTTAAGCGTGGATATTGTTGTAAGAACGGCTGCTGTAACTGTCCATATTAATTTTCATTACATTTACTAGTTTCTAGACAACTTTCTATATATTTATGATAAATGGAGATTGGATGAAACGTTTTATATTAAGTCTATTCTGTTTAATTACACTTACAAGTAACGCACAGAATATAATATTTGGTTGTACAGATACAGCAGCAGCAAATTATGATTCAACAGCTACACAGCAACTAGAAGGAAATGTTGAATTTCCCGTTGGTTGTAATCAAACCGGCTGGTTCGGAAATTATGTAGGTATAAATTTAGCATTATATCAGAACAATCCATTAGCATTTGCAGTAGGTACAAAAGTAACAATAGCAGGCTATGATTATTGGATTGATGCTATGAATGTGCCAACTAACTGTAATGCTGGCGTTGCCTTAATTTATATAGCATATACCCCGGGGTTAGCAGACGGAAATTGGATGACACAGGGTGGAGTTGTTCAAGGTATAGGCCCCAGACCGGGAGACCAATGGAATATTACAGAATGTTTTTATAATCCAGGATGTATGGATCCAGATTATATAGAATATGATTCAAGTGCCAATTGGGATGATGGTAGTTGTCAGACATTAATATTAAAAGGTTGTACAGATTCAACATCATTAAATTATAACCCATGGGCTAATACAGATGATAGTTCTTGCATACCAGATTTAAGTTGTGGTTTCCATAAGGTTGAAATATCCGTAACTTTAAAGTTAGATAATTGGCCAAGTGAAACTAGTTGGTTACTATTACACACAACAGGAAACGTCACAGATACAGCTTATTATGCACCTAGAGGAACATATAATTATCAACAACAAGGACAAACTATAGTAACTAATTTTTGTGCTAACGCAGGGCCAAATCATTATTTACAATTCGTATTACAAGATTCATATGGTGATGGTATAAGAGGTTATCCAATACCCACTAATAGTGGATATTGTTTAGTTGAAAATAAGTCTTGCCCTGATACCTTATTTTATATGTCTGAAGCAAATGCTGACTTTGGATCCGTAATCACTAGTGATGGAAATTATTGGAGTCAAAGATCATCTTATTGTGGTCCTACTCCTATTTTTGGTTGTATGGATCCTGCCTATCAAGAATATGATTCATTAGCTACCGTAGACGATACTTCGTGTGTCAATCTTCACATTTATGGTTGTATGGATACTAATTCTGTTAATTATAACTCAAATCATACAACACCAGATAATATAGAAAATTGTCAATATAGAGTTATAATAGAAGATGATGGCGGAGATGGATGGGGAGAAAGCTTTATAGGCATTAAACAAGGATTTCAATTATGGGATTTTAGGTTAGGTCTCGGAACGTATGTAGATACTTTTTATATAGATCTTATAGTTAAAGATAATCCTGGATTACAAGAACTAGTTGAAATGTATTATTTTGAAATAGGAGATGACCAACAATCTACTCAACAAATAGATATTCAAACAATACAAAATTCAGTTAAAATAGAAAATGATTATGGAATTTTAATACAAGAAGGAAATTTTCCATGGGCTAATGGAAATAAATTAAAAACATATAAAACAACAGCCGATATATATTCCGGAATACCATTCTGTGGATATGTATGTACTCCTAAAGTATATGGTTGTATGGATCCAACTTCATTAAATTATAATCCTAATGCAAATACTGATGACGGAAATTGTATTCCTATAATTTATGGATGTATGAATCCTTTAGCATTTAATTATGATTCGACTGCTACCATTAGCGATAATAATTGTATAGCTATAGTATATGGATGTACAGATCCTATATCATTTAATTATGACTCTAATGCAAATGTAGATAATGGAACTTGTATTTATTTAGGATGTACAGATAATATAGCTTGTAATTATGATTCAACAGCAAATGTTGATAATGGTGGATGTATGTATCCTGCTCAATATTATGATTGTAATTATATTTGTTTGGAAGATATAGACGGAGATGGTATCTGCGATTCACTAGAAATATTAGGATGTACAAATCCACTTTCAATTAATTATAACTCTAATGCAACTGATAATGATGGCTCATGTATACCATATGTATATGGCTGCATGGATCCTACATCATTTAATTATGATTCATTAGTTAACACAGACGATGGATCATGTATACCGGTAATATTAGGATGTACAAATCCTACTTCTTTAAATTACAATCCTAATGCCAATACAAATAATGGTTCATGTATAACACCAGTATATGGTTGTACAGATCCAACCTCATTTAATTATAATGTTTTAGCAAATGTAGATAACGGATCTTGTATTCCTGTAGTGTACGGTTGCACAGATTCTACAATGTTTAATTATAATGTTTTAGCCAATACTAATAACGGAACATGTATATCATATGTATATGGATGTACAGATTCAAATGCTTTAAATTATAATCCATTAGCAAATACAGATGATAATTCATGTATTACAAAAGTTTATGGATGTACAGATCCTACATCATATAATTACGACTCAAATGCAAATACAGATGATGGTAGTTGTATACCTGTGATATTAGGATGTATAGATCCTACCATGTTTAATTATAATATAAATGCAAATACAAATGACGGTTCATGTATACCTTATGTATACGGTTGCACAGATCCAAGCTCATTTAATTATGATTCGACAGCAAATACTGATAATGGCTCATGTGCGCCAATTGTATTTGGTTGTACTGATTCAACTGCATTTAATTATGATCCTTTATCTAATACCAATAATGGTTCTTGTATACCTATAGTTTATGGTTGTACAGACCCAAATGCATTTAATTATAATCCAAGTGCAAATACAGAAGATTTTAGTTGTATTCCTGTAGTTTATGGTTGTACAGATTCTACTTCTGTAAATTATGATTCAACTGCAAATGTGGATAATGGTTCTTGTATAACTGCAGTCCCAGGTTGTACAGATCCAAATGCATTTAATTATAATCCAAATGCAAATGTTCCTGATTCAGCATCGTGTTTATATGATGCCGGATGTATTACAGGTCCAGGTAATCCATATTGGTTAAATGATCAATGTTATGCCTGGGTAATTAGTATAGATCCATATTGTTGTTCTGTAGGATGGGATGCTAATTGTCAAAGTACATATGATTACTGTGATCAAAATAGTACCTGGACCGGCATAGAAGATTTAATTTATGATGGAGGAATAGCAATATATCCTAATCCAACTAAAGATAAATTAAATATAGTAAGTTCTAGATTCGAAAATGTATTAGTTACATTATATAGTATATCAGGACAAGTTGTTATAAATGAAACTAATGATAAAGTTATTGATTTAAACAATTTGCAAGATGGTGTTTATTTTATGCATATATCTGTTGCAGAATTAACATATATTAGAAAGGTAATTAAACAATGATCAGAAACTTATTATTAATATTAACTTTAATACCATTATTATCATATGGTCAGTATACACAAAAATTACACCATGGTAGACTTATTGCTAATTCCAAAAAAGAAAAATGGAAACCATTTGAAGATTTTGATAAAAAATTTAAAAAGGCAATTAAATTTGCTACATTTTATGGAGCATTAAATGGAAATAATAGTATTGCAGATGCCGATGTATATTCAATAAACACTGGCCAACTACTTAATAGTACAGTAGAAACGCCATTTGATTATTCAGTTGTTTTAGGAGTAAGAAAGATAGCTAGATTTGGTTATGAAAATAGAGCAAATGTGTTTTATAATGGTACTGAACATACATATGCTGATGCTGCAACAATAGGAAAGATATCTGGATTTGAATTTTTAATAGAAGCAGATTATAAAAGAAGATTTGGAAAAACATATTTAGATCAAAATCATTTCTTAAGATATGTAGCAGATAGATGGATTGTTAAGACAGAATATGTGCAACAAGGATTTGCAGATATTAAATACTTTGAAGCATCACAAAGATATAGACAGAAAGTTAATAAAAAGTTATCATGGAATATAGGTATGGTACAACGAATATCAGAACCGTACGGATATAATCCATTAGAAGAATTTATATTACCAAATGGAAGTTTACATTATACTGCATTAGCATTACAAGAAGGATATAATGTAGAATTTTTACCAGG